TCTGGATACAAGTATCCAGTCATTCTCGCGGAGTCTAGCGTGCCTGATGATTGGACAGCACCAGATCTGAGTCAGTATCCAGAAGATGGTACTCCAACCCCAGTTATCGATACGATCGGCGCTGGTGGTGTTGGAAGCGGTGCTGTAACAGAAACCGAAGAAGCACTGGGTGTCAGAGATGATACAGCAACCACCACAGGTGGCACAACCGCTGGTGGAGGTATCCCAGGCGCAACTAGCGGTGGTACGGTAGTCGAAGAAGGGGAGACTGTTCCTCCATCAAGTCCATATGACCTGACTGGTTATACTGTAACTAGTATTTGGTCTTCTAGCAGCACCTAAATATAACGAGGATGATATTCTGAAATGGCAATATCGGCAACAACTGCAACCCTAGACGGAACAACGCTAAGGGTCGTCTCTGACGGGCGACCCGACCCTGCGCTGTATGGAACTCCTTTGGGGTCGGGATTGTTTCCTGGTAACCCAAATACAATTCAGATTAGATCTGTTGATGTGCAGTTCACGTTGAGAGCGGGAACTAACACATCAAACCCACAACCTACTGCTTTGGGTGATATGGGTATTGCACTGAATGGTGTAGCATTCTTCAATCCATCTGCTGCACCAGGTGCCCTTCCAGGATCATCCACAACGCCTCCAACGGGATTTACATACAATGCGGTGTATAATGAGGCATCGTACGGTGTAGACGCATGTGGAGGGCACCCAGAGCAGAATGGTTCATATCATTATCATAGTGGTTCCTTTTTGGTGAACTGCTGGGGTTCTAAAGTTATTGCATCAAACACATACTTTAGTTCTAGTGACTACAAAGGTGACTATTTTAGACATACTGATGGTCATTCTAAGATCGTAGGTTTCTGTTTTGATGGATATCCTGTATACGGTCCACCTGGTTATGAGAATCCAAACAATAGAATCTCTCCTGTAATCAGGATGAGGAGTTCTTACCGCGCTTTCCCATCCCCAGTTGCAAACAGAGGATCTACATATGCTGAGATTCCCGCAGGAACATACGTTCAGGATTATGAATTTGTTGAGAACCTAGGTACTTTGGATCATCACAACGGAAGGTACTGCACAACACCCGAATATCCTGACGGTACATATGCATATTTCTTGACATTGGACAAGCAGAACCGTCCTGTATATCCTTATATTTTTGGTATTAGTACCAAAGAACAACGTTCATAAATAACTAAAAACATAGAGCAATGCCCTACGGAACTGGAAAACAAAACGTAAATATTGGTACAAACCCCAATGACGGTACTGGTGACTCTCTGCGGGCAGGTGCTGATAAGATCAACGATAATACCGATGAGGTGTATGGTGCGTTAGGAAACGGATCTCAACTTCTGGTAAATGTTAGTGGTGCCGCAACTGGTCAGGTCTTGCGTTGGAATGGAACTGATTTTATTCCTCAAGACTTTTCAAATTTGACCTCTACACTGAATACTAACAACTACAATATTGTAAGTACAGCAGGTAATGCAATCAACCTAGTTCCAGACGGAACAGGTGATGTTCAGATTACATTCGGTGGTCAAACTGCTACATTCGATGGTTCTACAGGACAGGCACAGTTTTCCTCATCGATTACATACAAGAATGAATATGCAACTGTTGGTGCTGCTCCTGTACTAGCAAATAATAAAGGTTACTTCTTTACAGTCAATGGAGACCAAAACCCCAAAGTTCATCTTGGCGCAGGTGGTGGTCTGGGGGACATTACTGCTGATCTTCTTACTAACTATAGTAGCATTGACAAACTTACCGATGTTGACATCACCACAACCGCCCCAACTGCAAACCAAGTCCTCAAGTGGGATGCAGTAAACAATAAGTTTGTTCCTGGCGATGACGCAGCAGGTGCTGCTACACAGAATATTTTCCAAACAATCGCAGGCGACACTGGGTCTACAACTGCAGATAGTTCTGCAGATACGTTGACAATCGCTGGTGGAGATAACTGTAGTACAACAGTTACTGGAGATACCGTTACTGTCAATGTAGATGGCAGTTTTGAATTTGCGGAACTCACTGATGTCAATTTTACCTCTATTGCTAGAGGCGACTCTATTTCATATGATCCTCAAGGTAACGGTGCAACCGCCGCATGGATCAATCAACCATCGCCAACTCTTTGGTATATCATCTCTGTTGGTTTGAACAACAACTCTTATTTGATTGAGGGTCCTGGTCAGGCACAAACAGATGACCCAACATTACACCTGTATCGTGGTTTTACATATATCTTTGTCAACAACGCTGGCACAAACCATCCATTTAGATTCCAATCAACAACTGGTCTGTCTGGTTCTCAGTGGACACTAGGCGTATCTGGAAGTCAAACAGGTACTCAGATCTTTACTGTTCCTCATAGCGCACCCAATACTCTGTATTATCAGTGTACTATTCATGCAAACATGGCAGGAACACTACAAATCAAATAATAAAGAAATATGGCAAGGACAGTTCCTGGATCTGGTGCGGTTATCAAACCAAACTTCAATAAAGATTTTGGCATTCTATCAGTTGAGGTGCTGAATGGTGGTACTGGGTATGACCCTTTGGATCCACCCAGACTTACTATCGATAACTGTGGCACTCCAGAGATCGAGGCACTGTTATATCCATATATTGATGCAGATTCTGGACGCATTACTTATGTTCGAGTTCTAAACTCAGGCAAAGGTTATGATCCTTTGAGGGTTGAGATTACTCCACGTCAAGACTCTGTTACTGTTATTGATACGTTTGATGCTAAGAGTATTTTTGCATCTAGCAATACATCAGTTACATCTAGTATTTTTGTTGAGTATGATCGTTTTAGAGTAATTACAAATTCATTGCCAGATCCATCGCCATATAATGCGACAGGTCTGGTTTATGCTCAAAACTACGATCATACTTTTGTTTATAGAGGTGGTAAAGAAGTACCCAATACAGAGTCCAGAACTATTCAGGAAGATACTTTAGTCGGTATCATGGCAAATGGTACTGAGTTGCACACTCCAGATTTCTTCGATCTTCCTACTGGTATTCCTACGATTACCAATTTCAATTATGATGTTGTCAAGACTCCAACTATCTTGGGTTTGGATCAGTATGACGGCACAACCACATTAGAACCAACTCAAGTTGGCAGATACTACTACACCACTTCAAATCTAATTGATGCATTTGCTGCACCTGGTGGCGTATTCAGCATCGCTCCATATTATAAAGATACTGAATATTCTGGTGACAAATCTAGACATGCTAATGGTCACTCCAAGATCATGGGTTACTCCTATGATGGATATCCAATATATGGTCCTTGGGGATTTACAGATGCTCTAATCCCTTCTGCTGTCAGCAGAATGCGTAGTGGTTTCCGTCTAAAGACGGGTGTGGAAGTTTCTGCTACAAGACCAGCAGTAAATACACCTGCGACGACAACTTATACAGTTGATGTAGTTGCAAATCCATATGGTTCTGGTAATGTCTATCGTTTGAATGGCGGTGGATTTACCAATGCAGCCAAGACATTCTTGAACCTTGATCGTGGTAGCACATACATTTTCAATCAAGACGATTCTACAAACACTGGTCATGCCCTTCTATTTTCTATATTTGGTAGCAGTTCTGCACAAGGTTGGCACGCACCAGGTCAAACTCTTTATGACTCTGCAGCAGTATGGCAGCAGGGTGTAACGTATTATATTGAAAATGTTGCAGTTGACTATGCAACTTATGCAGCACAATTCAATGGTGCAACTCTAAGAAGAGTTGAAATCACTGTACCTGTAGAAGCTCCTGATGTTTTTTATTACTTCTGTTATAATCATGCCAACATGGCAGATCGTATCAACGCAGAAGGTTATGTTGCTGGTACATTTGTTCAGGACTATTTGTTTGATTCTACAAATGCAGATCTAGACGATTTCAACGGTAGGTATTGTGTTACTCCAGAATATCCAAATGGAACATATGCATATTTCTTGACAGAAGATACTAATGGTGATCCCGCGTATCCATATGCAGTTGGTCCCAGATTCTTTGGTAAAGATTATAAACCAGGACAAACTCTACCAGCAATAAACTTGGAGTCTCCTAGAGGTGCTCAGGCAGAAGCAGTTATTTACGAAGAAGCGCAGACTGATAACCAAGGAAATGTGACTATTCCTGCAGGTGCCTTACAATATGTCAATATGGAGTCTAATGGTGATGGTTATTTTGGTGCTGCCCGTGTAGAAATTCTTGGTGGTGAAGGTAGTGGTGCTGTAGGTAATGCTGTTACACAAACAGTTACAGGTCTATCTCTGATCTCTCAGGGTAGAGACTATGCAACTCCACCATCTCTGTTCTTCCAAGGTGGTGGCGGTGCAGGTGCTACAGGTGTTGCATATATTGATACCACAGGTAAACTAACTAGTATTGCTGTTGATGATGGTGGTCAATTCTATGATGAAGCACCATATGTTCTGATTGATGGTGGCGGTGGTATTGGAGCAAAGGCAAAGGCAAGAATTTTCCAAGGTAGAGTTGTTGGTGTTGATGTCATTGACCCTGGTGCTGGTTATACGGGTACTCCAAATGTTATCTTTACTAAACTTGTCAACCTGAAGAGAAAGGTTAGGAATAGACAGGCATATAACTCTGTTGATTATTCATTCTGTGGTCTAGCATCTTCTGTAGGAAGTACAGATACTAATATCTTTGTTGACAACACAGATGCTTTCGATGGATCTGGTACTTTTATTCTTGGATCTGAGATTGTCAGATATACTGGTAAACAGAAAGGTAGATTTACTGGTTGTATTCGTGGCACTAACTTTAGATATGACCAGCGTGTGGTTCTTGATACGGGGCAGGACAACACTGATGGTGTTTCTACATACAATTTCAAAGTTGGTGATAAGGTTATCCGAAGGATTGATAACTCCAGTAACAAGATTGCTAAGGTCTATGACTGGAGACCTGAATCTAGAGAACTGTTTGTAAAGTTTGAAGTTGATGACCTCGCATTTATCGATGCAGGTATTCCTTCATCTGAAGAACTGACTATCGCATTTGATGCTGGTCTTGCTGACGCTTCGCCTGCAAGTTCTCTTCCACACGAAGTAGAAACTGAAATCGGATCTTCTATCATTCTATTTGAAGGCGATCCTGTATATAATGTAAAAGTTATTCCGCCCACAATTCTGCTAGATACTGCCTATGTGGATGATGACGATGATGGTATTGCAAATCTAAATAATACTGGAACGCAGTTTGAAAATCAAATTGCTCTAGATGGCGGATTATTCAATTCTCTATATGGTATTGAAGAAACAGTCGGTGGTCAGAATACTACTCTATTCCAAGTTGGCGATGGAATCAATGACACTAGCAACCCTGTCAAGATTGCACGAGTAGAACAGGCAGGTGCTCTTGGTGATGGTGTTGAGCATAACTCAACTCTTACTCTTATCTTAGATGTACGTTATACAAATAATCAAAACTTCTTCCCAGATGAAATTATCACTGGACAGCAGTCGGGTATCATTGCAACTGTGACATCCTGGGATAATGCTACAAGAGAACTAGTTGTTCGTAATATCACCCCCTTCAACACAGGTAACGTTGCTCTTGGAACTAATGGTAGTTTCTACACCTTCTCCAAGAGGGGTAGCATCATTGATATGAAGATTGTCAACCCTGGTACTAACTATACTGCAACACCAACGATTACTATTGAAAGTAGTACCACAGGTGTTGATGCTGTAGCAACTGCAACTATGACTGGATCTGGTGACCAGATTCTTTCTGTTGATATCACCACAGAGGGTTATGGTTATGTACAGAGTGTAGACAATACATTCAATATCCACCCAACAATTACAGTAACAAATGATCCTGGAGATACTACTGGATCAGGCGCTGTACTTGAGGCAATCTTGGGTGGTGAAGAAATTGTCGGAAACAATGGCGCACGTTGGCGTATCAAGGACATTCAATACGATAACTTGATCAGAAACGAGTTTGCATAAACCTATAAATAAGTAACGAAGAGGATATTTCTAACTAATGTCAGCCCTACTTACAGATCAATTTAGGATCTTCTCTGCGAAGAAGTTCATCAAAGCACTGGAGGGACCCGACTCCACCCAGTCTGATGCTGATGCGGGCGAAGACAGAGATCGCCTGTACGTCTTCATTGGAAGACCTCAGGCATGGGATAACGAGAACTCGCCACCACAGGCGATTGATGCGTTTGATCAGTTTTCTGATTCATACGACGACATGATCTCGATGAAACGGGTGCTTGCTTCGGATACTATTCAAGTTATTCGTCGCATTGACTGGACTCCTCCTGAGCAGACCACAGGTGGTCTTGGTTTTACATATGACATGTATCGCCACGATTACTCTCCAACTAACACAGCAGCGTCTGGTGCTACTAAACTGTATGATGCAGACTTCTATGTTGTAAACACAAACTATCAAGTTTATAAGTGTATCTATAATGGTACGTCGCCTTCAGATCCTAACGGAAAACCTTCTACGATTGAGCCCACTGGCACCTCTACTTCTATTATCACTACTGCTGATGGTTATCGTTGGAAGTACATGTACACCATCCCAGTGGCACAAGTTCTGAAGTTCTTCTCGAACGAGTACATGCCTGTTTTTACCAACAATTCGGTGAAAACAAATGCGGTTTCTGGTGAAGTTGATACCGTGGTTATTACTTCCAGTGGTTCTGGTTATAACAATGGAACCTACGACAACGTTCCTATTGCAGGTGATGGTGTTGGTGGTCGTGTGTCTATCGTTGTTGACGGTGGTAAGATTATTTCTGCAACGGTGACATCTGGTGGTACTGGATACTCCTTCGGTAAGATTAGTGTAGATACTATCTCTGGTATCGGTACTGGTGCTGCTGCACAGATTGACGTTATTATGCCACCTCCTGGAGGTCATGGTTTCGATTCTATTATCGAACTCGGTGCATATCGTGTGATGATCAATGCCAAACTTTCTTATGATGAAGGTGCTGGCGACTTCCCTGTTGATAACGACTATCGTCGTGTTGGACTAGTTGTCAATCCATTGAAGTTTGGTACAACCGAACTTCTTTCTGATCTTACATCATCTATTACTAGAGCAGTTATTTTTGCACCTACATTCCAAGGTAATTTCCTGCCCGATGAAATTATTACACAGACTCGTACCGTTGGTGGACAGTCTGTTACATCGAGAGCAAGAGTCATTTCTTGGAACCCTACCACTAAGGTATTGAAATATTACCAAAACCGTGTTGATGGTATTTTCCCTGAGATTACTGGATCATTGAACGAGTTTGATGGTTCCAATGCTGTTTCGGGTGCTTCATCTGGTTCTTCTGCAGAACCTGACATCAATTTCCCATCGGTTCCAAATACTTCTTCTCGTGTTATCAACAACACTGAGTATGATCTGGGTATGAGATTTACCTCAGGATACGCAAAACCAGAAGTTGCGTTCAATACAGGTGAAATTATTTACCTAGATAATAGAAGGTCCATTAGTCGTGCAAGCGACCAGATCGAAGATATCAAAATCGTAATCGAGTTCTAAAGAGATGCCCCAGAATACTAACCTCAACGTAACGCCTTATTACGACGACTTTGATAAGAACAAGAACTTTTATAAGGTTCTGTTCCGTCCTGGATTCCCGATTCAGGCAAGAGAACTAACGTCAATGCAATCGATTCTTCAGAATCAGATCGAGAGCATGGGCACGAACCTGTTCAAGGATGGTGCAATGATCATCCCTGGTCAGGTCGGTTATGATACAAAAGTTGATTGTATTCAACTTCAAGCAAGTTTTCTGGGTGCAGATGTTGAATTTTACAGAAATCAACTTACAGGTAAACTGATTACAGGTTTGACTACAGGGGTAAAGGCAAAAGTTCTGTATAGTATTGATGCAAATACTTCTGATAATGGTTATCTGACACTGTATATCAAGTATGTTGAGTCTGGTGGTGCAGAAGGAACTGTTCCGACTTTTGAGAACAACGAACAGTTGATCACTGATGTTGACATCACTTTTGGTACAACTCTGATTGAAACTGGTTCTCCATTCGCACAGTTGCTGCCCTCTAATGCTTTACAGCGCGGTTCTACTGCTTATATTGAATCTGGTGTTTATTATATTCGTGGTTATTTCGTAGACGTTCCTTCACAATATATTCTTCTCGACCAGTATGGTAGCAATCCATCTTACAGAGTTGGTCTAGAAGTTACCGAGTCGATTATCACCTCTGAGGATGACGACACCCTGAACGATAACGCAGCAGGTACATCAAACTATTCTGCACCTGGCGCACATCGCTTCAAAATTACAACGACTCTCATCAAGAAACTGATTGATGATGAGTCCGATAAGAACTTTATTGAACTTCTGAGAATCAACAACTCTAGAATTGAAAAGATTGTACAGAGGACTGCATATAACGAACTAGAGAAGGCACTTGCAAAGAGAACTTACGATACTCATGGTGACTATTCTGTCAAGAATCACCAGATTACTATCAGAGATTGTCTGAACGACGATCTAAAACCTGGTATCAACGGTGTCTATGAAGCAGGAGAAACTACAAAGTCTGGTAACGTTGCATCTGATGACCTCTACACTGCTGAGATTACGCCTGGTATTGACTATGTTCGTGGTAATCAGATTGAAACTTTGGTTCCTCAGTTCGTAGACTTCAAGAAACCACGAGATACTGTGGCATTGGAGAACCAAATCATTCCATTTGCTACTGGAAATACCTTCCAAGCAAACAAAGTACATGGATTCCCTAATTTTACTGGTGCTGGCAGTGTTGAGAATGCTTATCAAGTAATGGAACTATATGATGGTGAGATCACTAC